AAGGCAACAGTAGCAACCTTTGATGCGATTGGTTCATTTGCAGGTAAAGAATCCACTACATACCTAGATAAAGCAAAGGAAGTAGTAGATACAGTAACAGAAAATGCAAAAGAAATCATTCAAACTGGCACCCTCAAGAGTTTTGCTAATGTTGGACATAAGAAATAACTCACGGAGTTTTAGCCCGGTTGTTCGTAATGGATGGGCAATAAAGTTCTCAGTTTATCGTGAGGACAATATATTGCTCGTCTTTACATCCTGCTTCACAGGCCAAACTATTGTTCGTTATTTTACTTGTGAAGAAGATGCCGTGGACTATATCAATTTTGTATGTGAACAAAACCCACAGATGCCGATTGAAGCCTAACTAACCCACCCTCAGGTGGGTTTTTTATTGCCTCTAAATAATTATTGTTATTGTATAATGGTTGATAAAGGAGATATATTATGGTTACCGATGAAGAATTACTTACAATATCAAAAAAAGTAGATGAGTTCCTTTCAACCCTTGCCGTTGAATACCAAATCCCTGCACTTGAATTATCGGCAGTTATTCTTGCCCGTTTAATTCTTCTCAATAACGAATTACAAACTCAAAAAGACTTTCGCAATTTGCTTAATGCAATTGCCGATAAGCCATATCTTGCTGACCCACCAAAGGTAAATGTTCACTAATGATTGATCCAATTATTGCAAATAAAATAAAGGCATGGTATAATGGCCTGTATCGTGGTGAGAAATATCTGGTGCTCATAGGCACATTTTTATTCATACTTGCAGCTTTACTATGGGTAACAAAAGACTTCACTACACGAGAAACACCTAAGCCAATCATTCTACAAGGAAAATATTAATGGATGCAAAGAATGTAATTGACCGCATTAAGAACCTAAAAGAGTTTGAGGTGATTATAGATATACCACCTGAAGTAATGTTTGATGGCAGTCCAATACCATTTAACCTGCGGGTTGATAGAAATCAAATAGCAAGTGTAAAACTATTGGCAGAATCACAGCAAGAAGCTGAAAAGAAAGTAAAAGATTTTTTTGTATCAAAAGGATATTATGAGTGAACCAGTTATACATGGATTATTTCCAACACCAGTTGTATTTTCAACAATAGACCGTGAATTTACAAAAGAAGAATTAAAATTCTTCAAAAAAACAGCCAAAGCCACTCATAAAAACGAAGGTAATGTGACCAGCCTCAATCGGTATATTGTTAATGAACCTGAAATGGCAACAATCAAAGCAGAGATTGAAACCGCTGTCAATTATTACATGGACACAATTATTTTAGCCAAACCTGAAATAAAGGCCTATATCACACAATCATGGTTAAATTTTACCTCTGAAAATGAATATCACCATAAGCATGAGCATCCAAATAGTTTTTTGTCTGGTGTGTATTACATTGATGCTGATGAAGAAAATGATAAGATTACATTTGTAAAAGGTGGTTACAAACAAATTAAACTAATGCCTTCTGAATGGAATTATTGGAACTCTGAAACATGGTGGTTAAGTGTTAAGACTGGTAGTATTGTTATATTTCCATCTTATTTGACACATTATGTTCAACAGAAGGCCGGTAATAATATACGCTGTAGTCTAGCATTCAATACTTTTTTACAAGGAAAACTTGGTTCCATAGAAGAACTAACGGAGTTAATATTACCATGACAACATTCACCACAGACGATAGGAAACAGGCCTATGACCCTGGCCTTGGTTGTGTTACACCTTCAAGTGCAACAGGCCTAGAAGAAGATTTGGTTGCAGAGGCACCGTACCATCCAGGTTATGAAGATGCTGCTATGGCACCACAGAATGATTTTACCGTAGTGAATACTAACGAATACAATAAACTATTACAGGAGGTTGCAGAGTTTAGAAAGGCAAATGCCCGTATCATGGCATTTACTAAAACTATTGTTCAGTCATTTAGAAAAGGTTAAACATGAGCCACGAAGAAGCGAAGTTTAAGCATAGTAAAAGGTTGTTGAAGGATCAAAACGCAATACAAAAGCAGGTGAAGATAGCAAAGTCCCATGGTGTGCCGGTTGACAATCCACATATGTTCGCCAAGCACCACGCATTAGATTGTGGGCAACCAAATTGTGTAATGTGTGCTTCACCTCGTAAAATATGGGGTGAAGAAACCATCCAAGAAAAGAGGGCAAAACAAAATGACGATTGATAAATCCTACTATTACTCTGCTGAAGAATGGTCAAGGTCGGTAGGCTACGGTGAAGTGCCATCTGAACGATTAAAACCAATGGAACAATTAGAACTATTTCCTGAATTAAAACCTTGTGAACCCAACCTTTGGACAGATATAAAGAATAATATAGAATGAACTGGATTGTATACCTACTAATATTTTGCTTTGCTTATGCATTTGGCTTTGATGCAGGTCGAAACCATGCCCATGTTGAAGTAGTAACAAAACAATGTAATGATTGAGCTGGTTGAAGTAACAAGGCAAGACCAGAAGGATATAGTTAAGCATATCATTGAGAACCACCACTCCTATGTGCCAAGCAATGCCTCCGTTGGGCGCCGTATAGATTGGTTGATTAATTATGAAGGCCAAACAGTTGGCATGATAGGGTTAGGCAGCTCAGTTTACCCACCACCAAAAGATATACTCCGTCACCTCTCCCTTTCCAAAGAAGAATACAAGGCAGTCTTTAATACCATTGCCAACAATTGGCGCTTTTGTATGATAAAATCCATACAGAATGTTGGCACCAGAGTATTGAAAGAACTCCGCCGACAGGCACCAATTGCATGGCAGGCCAAGTATGGCGATGAATTAACCCATATTATTACTTTTGTCGGTGCAGGTAAGAATGGTGCCGTGTACCTTGCCGATAACTGGTCAAAAATAGGCGAGACCGCAGGCCTACCTAAGCATAAGTCATCCAGTATGAAATGGCACAGTAATACCGAACTAAAGGAACTATTTGTTAAGCCAACAGGAGAGAATAAGAAGATTATTCTAATTAAAAAACTATGAACAATAACTTTTGGGGTGAACCCGATGACATTGAACCATTGCCAGATTGGATGAATCCAAAGACTTACTCACAACCACAGTTTAGAAAGACCAATAAGTCCATCACCGATATTATCAATGAAACAATGAAAAAACCTCCGATACCACAGATACCTGATGAACCCACTAACCCTACTGAATAATGCCATTGATACCCTATGGTATTGGACATACGGCCTAATCGTAGGGTGGGGTGCCTCATTCACCATTGTCCTTGCCCTATTAATCCTTTGCTTCATTAAAATCGTCCGCCTTAATAAGAAAATCCAAGACCTCTCCAATCGTGTAGTGGTTAATGAGCGAGAGATGAACTTCCATATCCATGATACTAGAAAAAACAGTTGAACGCACAGCACAATGGAATAAAGAGACCAATGCATGGCAAATTGAAGAAGCATTGGTCTACCAATGGCATACAATCACAGGCAGTCCCAAGTCACCAATATATAAGAGCCTACCCGAAGCATTACAATGGATTATAGCCCATGACCAATCTTTATCGTAGTATCTTCATCTCCGATGTCCACCTTGGCACCCGTGATTGCCAGGCCGAGAAACTGAATAACTTTCTCAAGCACCACACTTGCGACACTCTCTACCTTGTGGGTGATATTATTGATGCATGGAAGATACAGCAAAACAAGTGGCGCTGGAAACAATCTCATTCTAATGTAGTGCGAAGAATCCTAGGCCATGCCAAGCGAGGCACCAGAGTAGTGTATGTTGCAGGTAACCATGATGAATTCCTACGACCCATGATACCCTATGGCCTAAGCTTTGGTGCCATACAGATATGCAACCAGACCGAGCATATAGACGCCAATGGTAAACGCTTTCTTGTAACTCATGGCGATTTATTTGATGGTATCTCCAAACTTGCACCATGGTTGACCTTCCTAGGCGATAAGTTATATGACATGGTGCTCAATTGGAATTCTACCTTTAATGCCTTTCGCCGTAAATTTGGCCTAGGTTATTGGTCACTCTCTCGCTACCTCAAATATAAAGTAAAGAGAGCCTCTGATTTTCTACTAGGGTTTGAAAAGAATATTTCCGAGTATTGTAAAAAGAAAGGATATGATGGTGTCATTTGTGGGCATATACACCATGCCGAGATAAAAAAACTCAATGGTATACTATATATGAATGATGGGGATTGGGTAGAATCCTGTACCGCATTAG